CAAGAGTTTGTCTTTGTTGCCCAAGAGAAAGTACCGCCTTATGCTGCAAAAGTATTCAGAATTACAGAAGAGCAAATGGATATTGGCTGGGAAAGAATGCAGAAATTTTTAGAGGACTATAAAAATTATTCAAAAGGTGGACATTTATCTATTTATAATTCGCCAAATATTGTAGACTTAATACTATAACTATTATATTTACAAATATGCAGTATATGTCGAAATACATCTGTGTCTATAGAGACNAACAAGAACTCCAGGCTATTGTCATACCAGCTCCTAATCAGGATACAGCTGAGTTCTTTGTNAAGTTTGGAAAGACGNTAGATCCAGAAAATGATTTCGACATATTAAGTATTACCAAATTNAATCCAACGCAACATATCAGTTTAAGAATTCATTAAGAAAAGGCTAGGTGGGAATCAGACTTTACGGAGAATGATGGAGGTCCCTTATGGCGTCCTAGCAAGCCAATTAAATTATAGTGAAGGTTTAGCTGGTTTTGCAGCTGGCTCTTCAGTTACCCAAGCAGGTGGAGCTTCAGCAGATTCTGCCTTCATTCCCTCTACTGGTTTAAATTCAAGCACTTTGTTTTTGTCGCCGTAATCCGGGTTGTCGCTTTTCTCTATACCGAGTTTACATACAACCTTTCTACCAACAAGCTCAGAAGCATTCGACGGTGGATTATCTTGTAGGCCCAATGCTTTTAATAATTTAGCAAAGTTTCTAGAAGCAATCTCTCTAACCATTTCCTGCTTACTGGAATCACTATTGTTATACCAGAGATTGTAATTCTCTCTAATGATCCAGTTGTTATACTTATCTTCATCTACCTGCACTTCTAATTTCAGGTAATCATTACCAGCTGCGGATGTAGTCTTTTCGCAAACACTAACTCTGCACTTGTAATCGCCTTCTGGAATAAAGGAGTTACCTTCATCCCTGCTTTCAAAATCAAACTTGACGTCAGCAAAATCGCTCATTTATCTTCTCCTTTAGTAGTAAAACCAAGTTTATTAATAACATATGACAGGTTAGGCTCTTCAAAAGAATCTAACTTACCACTCCTATCCTTGGCAATATAGTTATCGCCAATTGTTGTTTGCAACCATCTATTGGTTACTTTCTTTCCTTCTTCATTCTCTTCAGTAAATGTTCTAAGGCATAATACTTCATCAAAGAAGTAAGGAATCTGTGTCGGCAGTTTAGCACCAACCATCATAGGCTGATAGTGAAACATACCAGTTGACTCATCTCTGAGTTTGTCTTCTTTAGCAACAAAGATTACATGAATCTTTAGATCTCTAAACCTACGCATAGTTTTAGTCATAACTTCTATAACTTCTCCGTATGCTCTTCTAGGATCTTTAGATCTAGCTTTCTCTTGCGCTAACAATAATTCAGACATTTCAGTAACACTATCTAAACAGACAGTATCATAATCAAGTTGTCCACTTTCTAACAACGCAGCAATCTCTTCAATCTCAGATGCTTCTTTAACTTCAATAGCGGTTACATTATCTGCATCTTTAATAGATAACAGGCCAGCCTCCATACTAATAATTAAAGTCTTACCTGGTGCAGTAGCGCACGTTGTTGTTTTACCGGCGCCAGAGGCACCATAAATTAAAAGCTTGGCCCCTTGNTTTTCTACCAACTGGCTNGGACTTTTAATACGTTCTAGGATATTCGACATATTCTTCTCCATAAATAATAAAAACCTATTTTAAAATAAAAAAATATAATATACAATAGGTCAACTAGATAAATTAACGGAATGTATAATGAACGAAATTAACCCAGTACAATGGAAGGTTAATTATCTTTGGAGAATAAAGAGCTTAGCTGATAAAGAGCTAAGTGTCTACACATCTCAGAAGATTGAACCTGAATATAAGGAGCGAGAAGTGAGAAGAATTACCCTGAAGGAGTATATCGAATTTGTAGGTATTGAACCTGCAGCAGAACTGTTTGGCTGTTCGCCAGCATCAACCAAAGCTTGGAGGTATGGAATCAGACAACCATCTATCAAACAAGCTAAAAAAATTATTCACGCCTCTGGCGGAAGATTAGATTTTGAATCTATCTTTGGACCTGTTGAAGATGGTGTTGAATAAAAGTGTTCAATTTAAACGTAACAGCGCAGGATTCTGCGTTGGACTTAGCTCTTGCGTATGCTGAATATGGACTGAGCGTTATACCTCTACAGAGGCATAATAAAGTTCCGCCTAAAGAATTAGGCAGTTGGGAAAAGTATAAGACAGAGCAACCAACGACAGAACAAATAGAGAAATGGTTCAAGGGGAGAAACGATTTAGTTGTAGCCTTGGTCTGCGGTAAGTTTATTGTCGTAGACGCAGACACACCTGAATCAGTTAATTGGGCAGAAGCCAATTTACCAGTAACACCTTTTAAGGTGGCAACTGGTAAAGGTATGCATTATTACTATAACAATCCGGAAAACTTTACAACTTACGTAGCTAGAAGGACTGAATCAACAGACCCAGCTAAACTTATTGACTTACGCGGCGTCGGTGGCTTAATCATTGCTCCACATAATATACATGCTACTGGCGCCATCTACGAACCTATTGTTATACATGATTGGGGCCTAAACGATGTTGATGATCTTCCGGACTTTACCAAAGAGTTATGGGTAAAGATTACCGGAGCAGAAAAATTAAACGGTAAGCCCATATCTGCTCCGTTATCAATCAAGGGTGTAAAAGAAGGAAGTAGGAACGACCAAGCCGCAAGACTTGCTGGTTATCTAATAGCTAAAGATATTAATGTAGACTTTGTAGAATTTTTTGTTCAGTCTTGGAATAGACAAAACAATCCACCTCTTGATCATACAGAAATATCTACAACGGTTAATTCAATACAAAAGACGCATGATCGTAAAAACCAACAAGCACCTGCTTATATAAAAAGTACGCATTCAATTACTGAGCCAACTAACTTATATAATCCTCCAGGTGTTCTTAAAGATATATACGATTACTCGGAAAATATAGCCAAGATATCTCAGCCAGCCATTAGTATGCAAGCTGCGTTATCTGTTGGATCTGTTGCAGCAGGAAGAATGTATAGAACAGATATGAATAACTTTTCATCTCTATTCTTTATGTGTATTGCTAAATCAGGTCAGGGTAAAGAAAACGTAAAGACTGTTGTTGAATCCATATTGGATAAAGCAGACCATTCTGATTTAATGGCTGGTGATGGTTACACATCTAGTGGTGCTATCTATTCTTTACTTAGATATAAACCAACTCATATAACAGTTATGGATGAATTTGGTAAACGTCTTGAAAGTATATCTAAGGCATCTAACTCTAATAAAGAAGACGCTTTGCAAGTGTTAATGGAAACGTGGGGTAGGTGTCATGGTGTCTTGCGTCCAGATAACTACTCGATGATGACGCTTAATCAAAAGCAACAAAAAGAAGCTATGGATAGATCTACGATTAAACCTGCTATTACGTTAGTCGGTATGAGTGTTCCTAAAAACTTTTACGGCGCTTTGTCAACCGGGCGTATTGTTGACGGTTTCTTAAATAGATTTATTGTCGTTGAGTCTCACGTCCCAAGAAGTGTGGGCAGAATGATACCTTATGTTGAGCCACCTAAATCTGTATACGATTGGGTAACTGATGTAAGACAGACTAACAACGAAATGGAACAAATAGCTAGAGACAATGCTGAGCTAGATTTTAAACAACGCATACTTACCTTTGATGATGATAGCAGAAACCTATTAGAGAAACTTGCATACGACTTAGTAGACCAACAAAACAAATTAGAAAAAGAAGGTTTAGAAGTATTGCTATCTAGAACTAGAGAGAAAGCTATGCGCTTGGCTTTAATAGGAGCTTTGGCTGATAACAAAAGAGCTAAAACTATTACTGGTGATATAACCCAATGGGCTATTGACTATGTTAATTATTACGACCAGTTATTAATAGAATCTTGTAAAGACAAAGTTGCAGGATCTGAAATGGAAGGACGTATCAAACAGATACTTAGCTTTATTCGCTCTCAAGGCGAGTGGGGTATTAGTAAACGTGATATTGATAGACGTGAAATATTTAGAAGTATGAAGTCATACGAAGTAAAAGAAATTATAGAAAGACTTAAAAACTCAGGAGAGATACAAGAAAAGGATGTGAAGAAATCTAATACAGGTCGACCAACCAAGCGTATTGTTGCAATAGACCCTGAGTTTTTTAACGAGGATTGATGAGAAGATTTATAGGTAATTTAATTAGTAAATTTTTAGAGTGGTCTTTCCAAAGACAGGAAGACAAATTTATGAGACAAGCATATGAAGATAGACAGAAGGGCCTTAAAAGAAAGTGTAAGTGATGTAGGCTTGGGTATTCTTATAGCAATACCTTTGAGCTTTGCTGTATTAAACGTATGCACTTACTTTGAATTACCTAATTTAACCATTTCAATAATACAAGTTGCAGTTTTTACAATTGTCGGAATTATTAGAAAGTATTGCGTAAGAGTAATATTTAAAAAAGGAGATATGAATGGAACAACCTAAACCTAAGATGGAAAATATCAACGATCAAAAACGAGAGGAGCGCGTTGCTGGTTTTATAGAAGGACTCTGGAATGTTAGATGTCATAAGCTTCCAGTATCATACGGCCTAGATTACTGGTGCGAAAGCAAAGAAGTTTCTTTTTGGCTAGAAGTAAAATGCAGAAGTTTTGGTATAGATAAGTATGACACTTTATTGTTGTCGTCCAGCAAACTACGAATGGGCGCTGCTTTATCGGCTGCAACCAACCACCCTTTTGTTATTGTTTATGCCATGACTGATAGCGTATACAGTCATACCTGGCAAAAAGATAAAGTGTATGACGTTAGGTTTGGAACGGTAGCAGAGCCTGTATACGAGGAAGACTCAGAGCCATACATACATTTTAGTAAAAATGAATTGGAGTGTTTATCCCCACATCCTTTAGGTTTTGATAGAGAAGAAATGGGATTAGTTAAGAACTATAAAAAATAATGACGCAATATAAAGAATTAGTAGAAGAGCAAAGACTTAAATTAAGCAGAGAAAAGTCTGAATGGTATATACACGTTAACAATGGGAGCGGTTATACAGAAATAAAACAAGGTAATATTATTAGAATAAAAAACCATAAAACAGGAAAGGTTAAAATTATAAAAGATGACGATTAACAGTAGAAATAAAGGCGCTCAATTTGAAAGAGATATAGCCAAAATATTAAATGAGTTTTTTGAAGCAGAGGGTATTGATTATCAAACTAAAAGAAACTTGGATCAGTATCAAGGTGCTGGACAATGTGATTTAAACATGCCCTATCATGCTGTTGAGTGTAAGTTTTATAAAGAGGGTACAGGATTAAAAAGCGCTTGGTGGAACCAGGTGTGCGAATCTGCGCAAGGCAGAATACCAGTTTTAATATTTAAGTTTAACAGAAGGCCAATACAAGTTTGCATACCTTTACATGCAATCAATACTGAGTGGGAAGAAGATAATAAAAAAATAGCCTTTATGCCTATGGATGAATGGTTAGAAATATTAAAAAGAAACTGGAAAATTTATTCTATGTTAGATCGTCTTAAAAATGTCGACAGTTAAGCTATGTTAGAAAGTCTTTGCGCTATATCAATATTTGCTGGAGAGTTTCCTAAAAGACTAGGACTCATTATGCCAGATGGTCTTGCAGGAACAGGTGATACTTCAGGTAAATCTAGTTGGGTTGTTAATCTTGGAGGTTGTTGTGTTTGAAGTTGTGTGCTTAATTCTTCTGTTATATCTCCTAGATTAGCTTCATCTATAGCCTCTTCAGCAATTGCTCCCAGCTCTTCGCCTCCCTCAGCAATACTTTGTCCTATAGATATAGCTGGGAATAATCTTAAAGCATCTCTAAATGCTTGCATTACAATGCTTACACTTTCTTTATCTGCTTTAGCCAATCTTCTTACAACTGCAGGATTTCTCATTACAGAACCCATAAGCCCTAGCTGTACCAAAGTTGGTAACATCGCTACGTTAAACGCGTTAACCGCAACAGCTCCAGCTATCAAAGTACCAGCTCCTCCACCTTCAGCAGCAGTCATCAATCTCAAATCTTGAACTAAATTACGCAATCCTTTAACAGCTTCTCTGCCGAACATTTCATCCAGTACAGCATCTCCTTTTGCGTTTAAGGCTCTCTCTAGTGCTTCTGGATTAAATACCTCGTCTACTCTTTTACCAGGACCAACGGCAAGATTTAATAAATCTCTCATACTGTCTTGTTGTATTTTTTGAAATGTATCTGCATCTACCACTTCTTTTATTCTTGCAATATTGCCTGCTTGCCCGTTTCTAAATAAAATGGTTACGATTTCTTCTGGATCTGCAGATTGTATTCTTGACAGTAATCTGTCTGTTTCAACTAAATGTTTTGCGTTTTCAGCATCTACNAGTTTGGTAACAACATTTCTAAATTCTGGCATTTCTAATCTTTCAACTATTTCAGAAAACTTTTTAGCATCTAATCTGGTATTTATTTTGCCAAAGTCTGAAAGAATAAGTTTAAGATCTGGAATGTTATCAAACAAAACATCTCTGGTTGACCCAAGTTTATCGTTTATAAATTTAGCAAAAGATACCGGATTAACATTTCCAAGATCATCTACTGAATTTACTAAAGCTTCCCTTAATACATTTTTTTGCAATTCAGATTTTACCTCTAATCTGGCTTTTGGATCTAAAGCGTTTAAAACTCTGTTCAAAGCTGTAGGATAATCTTTTCTAACTACTTGAGAATATATTTGATCTACGTCAAAAGCATTTGTTGCTGCTTCTTTTCTTATTTTGCTTACAACAACGTCGTTAAAAGGTTTAATAGCTTTTTGATAATCTGAATTATATTGTCTTATCAATTTTGCAGCATATGATATATTGTTTGCCGCTATTTCTTTATCTACTCCAGCGCCTACTCTTAAAAAAGCATTTCCAGATTCTAAACTTTTAAAAATATCTCTTATTTCTCTGTCAACTTTATTTAAAGCCAGCCCCAACTCTTTTGAATCAACTCCAGAACCTCTTCTTACCGCAAGTATAGCGCTTCTTAAATTATTTAAAGCCTCAATAGACATGCCTTTATTTTNTGCATCTTTTAATATTTTTTGTAAAGCTGCTATAGGATTTGATGGTACCTGTTCAACCGCTGACTGTAATCCAAGACCGGGTTGTTTTTTTACTAAATTATCTACTTCTNTTTTTAAAGATTTAAGATCTACATTTATTTTTCCATTTACCGCATCCAAATTATTTGTTGTTAAAAAATCATCTATATTTCTAGATCTTTTAACAAAAGAACCAATAGCAATTTCGCTTCCTGCATCATCCAAAACAATGCCAAATTGTCTGTCGTAAATTTCTTTTAAATCATCTCTTATTTTTTGACCAATACCTATTCTGTCTGGTCTTAAAGTAAAAGCTCCGTCGTCTATTTGTTGTATAGCATTTTTAACATACTCTTGAACGTCTTTATTTGTTTTTGCAGCGTCGTCCGACATTTGTTTTATAAGACTATCTACTTCTCCTTTAGTTAGCTGACCAGTTTTAAAAGCGTTGCCAACAGCTTGTAGGTCTAAGGTTTCGTCGTTTAAATCTTCTAAAAATTTTCTTAATCTTTCGTTACCATACTGTATTAATTTTTTATCTCTTTCAGTTCTACCAAATACAGTTTCAGCCGCTGCTTGAATACGACCAGGTATAGATCTTCCTAAAGCTCTTTGCGATACAGCAGCTTCGGTAAAAGACCTAATGGTTCCATCTTCTTGCGCCTTTTTAATATCTTCAAAAGTTGGCATTCTACCTAATCTGTTTTTAAGTAATTCTACTTCAGCTGGATCTGCTCCGGATGCTATAGCTCTTGATATATCTACATCTACTATAGGAGCCTTTCTTCCAAGCAAAGCGTGTAAGGCTGCGCCGCCGCCTTCAAATAATCCTTGTCCTATTCCGCCGATTGCAGCTTCAGTAAAAACCTCTCCGCCAACTTCGCCAATTGTTTGTTTTTGTAAGCCTCTTACAGTTTCTAAAGCTTCTTCACCTAATTGACCTCCGCCAGTACCTATAGCTGCTGCCGCGCTTCTAGTAATTCTGTCGCTTTTTAAAAATGGTTGCAGGGTTCTTAGTAATCTACCATGCGGAGATAGAGCAGCTATTGCTCCAGCTAATGGGCCAATAGTCCCCCCAAAATCTGCAAAGTCTGTAAAAGAAAAACCCTCTTCGTCTATAACAATATTTTTATCAGACACTTGATCTTTATCAAGCATGCCTTTGTAGGAAAGTCTTCTTTGCCCTAAAGGAGTAATAGCTAGATTGCCTCTAGTATCTCTGATAAAACCATCTGATCCAGCATATCTTTGTAATACTCCTTCTTTTTCTTCCATATTGTCAGCCATATCTAGCTGAGTTCTTAAGAATGCGTTTTGAATGCCAGTTTTATAATCGAAGTCTTCTTCTTCAATTATTTGAGCGGTTCCCTCTTTGGCAAGATATTCTTTTACTGTTTGAATAGCCCTTTCTTCTTGTCCAGGCTCGCCTTCAACTTCGATAATTCTGCCGTCTGGTAATTCAATTTCATATATCATATGTTATCTCAATTGCAGACGAATCCTTTCACCTTCTGGCTGAATTTGCTGAGATAAAATATCAAACCTACTAGGTACTTTATAACCAACATTTTCAAATGGTTTTCTTGCTGCTAAATAATTTTTGTATGAATTTTCTTTTTTCTTCCTAGCCCTTTCTTCGGCTAGTTCAAGTTTTTGTAATACTGTTGCTTGGTCTGCTTTCCAATCAATAGCACCTATTAAATTTGCAGCAACCTGCCTATCAAGGTTGGATATGGTTCTTCCAGATTCACCTGTAAGCTCTTTAATATTACCGTTAATAATATCGTTAATTAAATTTTTGGCTATTTCTCTATCGGTTAGTTTTTTTCCTCCAGCCCCAACAAATGCTTTTGCTTTTCTTATATATTCTCCTATTAGTGGAGTCAGGCCGGTAACATTTCCTGTTTGAACATATCTTCTTGCTTCTTTTATAGCCCCAATAACTGCATCAGAAGTATCGTATTCAAAGGCAGCATTTGATAAATCGGTTTCATATTCAGCTTGTTTTGCTCTAAAGTCCTTACCCATATCTAATTGTTTTTTCAGTCTTTCTTTCTCTAAATCAGCTATTGCTTGAGTTTCAAGTTTTTCCATTTCAAATTCTCTTTCTGCAAAAGCTTGTTCTTCAGCCGCTCTTTCAGCTGCAGCTGCCGCTGCACCTTTCGCCAAGCCTTCAGCCATACTGTCAGAAGTTGCCAAACCAGCTGATATGTTTCTTATTAATCTAATAAAATTAGGGTTTTGAAAAATAGTTGTTTGGAATGTTTTTGGTTCTTCAGCTTCTGATTCTACTAATACATCTGTTTCACTTTTTTCCTCTGTTGGATCTTCAGTAATAACTTCGCTGTTTTTAACTTCAACAATTTTATCATCAGTAATTTTTGCAGCAACTTCTGTAGAACTTTCTTTGGGTTTTGAAGATTCTATTTTTTCTAAATCAGCTGCTATTTCATCTGGAGTCGTTATTGCAGCATCTTTTAAACCCTCTCCAGCAGCAAGAGTTGTTCCTAGGGCTGCTGCTCCAAGCGTTGCTTTTCCTAAGCCGGTAATTTTATCCGCGGCTGTTACAGCGGTTGCTACCCCTCCAGGAGAAACAGCAAAATCTGTAGCAGATGGTTTGTAAAACATTCTTCCAACTCCAGATACACCTGCTCCTACAGGCCTTCTTAAAAGTGCAAGCGATCCAGCTGTTAAAGCTGTATTAATTAAATTGTCAAAACCAGAAGCCTTTTCCATATTTAAAAGAGCCTCTCTGGGATTTCTTCCCATACCCATATCTATAGGTATAAGCCTATCTCCCTGTTTTCCATAAAACTGTCCAGTTTCATCGGCAACTATATCCATGAGCTCAGTTTTTTTAGCACTCATTAAAGTAGCGGCCAAAGGATCTCTGCCTCCGCCAATACCTGCACCAAAACCTGTTATTTCTTCTCTGGTTATACTTCTGCCCGGATCAACAAGGGTAAATTCAGGGGTAGCTTCGCCACCCTCTTGAAACATTCTTCTTTGTAATATATTCATTAACCTGTCGCTGTTCCTGTATTTTGACCATAGTTTCCATATAAGCTAGCATAAGCTCCCAAACCAGCACCTATACCTTTTTGTAAAGGATCTATAGGCATACCATATTGTTTAGTTACTTGAGCCTGGCCTGATTGATACTGAGGAGCAAAACCCTGCATAAACTGCATAGCTCTCATTGGATCTTGTCTTTGTTGCTCTGCATAGTCGTATTCTCTGCCGTATTGAGTTTCCATTAATTCTCTTGGTAATCTACCCAGACCCATTAATTCTTGTCTTTCTTGTTGGCCAAGTTGTTGATAGGTTTGTCCAAGACCTCCAATTTGACTACCAAATCCTGCTAGTCTTCCACCTATTCCGCCTAGTTGTTGCCCGTATCCTGCTAGAGCAGATCCGGTTCCTCTTGCTAAGTCTCCTCTTGCTTGGCCTAAACCTAATATGTCACCAGCGTAGCCACGTCTTGCACCCATTAGAGTTTGACCGTATCCAGCTTCTCTTTCTCCAGCTCTTTCTAAGGCACCTCTGCCAAACTGAGATTCTCTCATCGCTGTTTCTAAGGCTTGTTGAGATAGTCCTGCTAAATCAGATCCAATAGCTCTTTCTGCTCCAGCTGCTCCAAATCTAGCAGCTTGTTCTTGAGCGCCTCTTTCTGCAGCCATAGTTCCTAGCTTACCAATCTGTCCAGCTAATAATTGACTGCCACCTAATTGACCGGCTCCAAATCTTTCAAGACCCGCTCCTAGTTGTTGACCTAGTCCTGCAAGTGTTCCGCCAGATCTTTCTAACGCTGATTGTTGTCTACCAAATTCACCCATAGCTGCTTGTTGCGCTCTTTGGAATCCGCCAGATCTAATATTTGCTAAAGCCTCTCCAAGACCTCTACCTAAAGCAGATTGTCTTTCTCCTGCGCTTAGTCTTGCTCTAGAGCCAAAAGCTGATTGGCCACCAGTTTGTATATCTCTAGCTCTTGCGGCTATATCTTCTTTAGCGCCGCCTTTCATTATATCTTCAATTGTTTGTTGAACGACTTGTTGTTCAAACGGATCGTAAAATCTTGCAGTATCTCTAGGGTCAAAAGTAGCTCTTCCTGTTTCTCTGGCTATCATTCTAGCCTCTTCAGCGCCACCTCTTAATTCTCTTAAACCTGCTCGTCTTGCCGCTTCTTCTTGACCAACACCTCTTTGAAGCTCACGCAAAGCTTGAGATCCTAACATCTGCTCTCTAGCTGCGCCGCCCATCAAGGACTCTAACCCTCTACCTGTTTGCTCTCTAGCAGATTGAATAAATGGCTGCATTACCTGAGAAGGTAAACTATAGGCTGCAGCAGCTCTTGGATCAAACCCCTTTAACGCTGCTCTTTGAAACTCTCTTGCTGAAGGTCCTCTTTGACCAAGACTACCAATCAAATCTCCTAGTCCTGCGCCGTACTGTTGCTCTGCCTGAGAAAAATAAGGTTGTTGTATTTCTCCGCCTCTTCTAGTTGCTTCTATAGCTTCGTTTAATAAACCTCTTTCTTGTCCAATTAAACCCATTCCCCCCAAGAGAGCTTGCTCTTGGGCTTTTAAATATGGCTCATATCCACCAATACCGCCGTAAGCTCTTTCTATAGCTGCTTGCTCTAACGGAGAAAGGCCAGCCGTTTTTCTCATCGTTGGCCCTGAATCTAAATATTTTTGAGCCGCTCTTCTTGAACCAGCAATAAGTCCTTCGTAATCTGGAGAGCCAAAATAAAGCTCTCTTACAAAAGGATCAGATATTACATCCGTTCTTCTTATATCTGCTAATACTGGATTAATTGGATCTGCCATTATATTGCCTCAAAAATATCCATCAGTTGACGCATGTTTTCTACGCCTTTTTCTCTAGAAGCGCTACCGCCTTTTATAAGCTCTATTCCTGATTTTGTTTTATTTACATCAAAAGCACCAGCACCTCTAGTAGCTTTTGCAGTCATTACGTATTCGCCGTCGCTTAGCATCGCAGGTATATCATCTGAAGTACCTGTACCTGGTCCTGCTGACTCGCCACCGTCTCTCATATCTAATTCAGCAACTCCGCCTACGTTAAAATATTGTCGATATACTGGACCGCCCATATTAAATTCTAAAGCTTTTTGAGCTTCTGGAAGGCCAAACTCGCCTCTAGTTCCGCCTGTTCCTAATTCTTTTGATAATTGGTATCTGCCAAGAGCATCCATCGTTACAGCTGGAGTTTCAGCTAATCCACCCATTCTTTCTTTAGCGGATTCGTAAGTTATTTTACCAAGCAATCCTGCAAGTGCGGCTGCGCCTAGGTTTCCTCCCATTCCGCCGCCTCCTGCTCCACCAATAAGGCTTGCAATTCCCTCTTGAGTTTTTCCTCCAACTCCTTTTAAGAAATCTTCAATTAAGCCTATTCTGCTTTGTCCTTGGCCTGTTTCTGGATTGTAGTCTCCTACAGATCCTTGCCCTTCGCCAAATAAACTTTGCAGAAAACCACCGCTAGAGGTAACTTGATTCAAACTATCTGGTTGAGTTCCAGCGGCTATCATTTCATCTACTTGAGCTTGAGTATATCTTCTTCCGGTAGCAGGATCTTCATACATAATTTCTTCTTGTCCGCCGCCAAAAAACTTTCCTATACCTTTTCCTATATTTCCGAAAAGACCAACATCATCCTTACCTTTAAAAATAAATTCTCCGGCTCTGTCTTTTAAACCGCCAATACCCTTGCCTAAGTTGCCAAATAAACCAATCCCATCTTTACCCTTAGTAACAAACTCTTTTATATTTCCAAAAATATTTCCTTTTCCAGCAGCACCCGCAGCCCCTCCTTTACCGCCTGCAAATGCGCCAATAACTGTACCAAGATCACCCTTGCCTTTAGCTAAATCTACAACAGCCTTACCTCTGTTATACATAATTGCAGGCCCTTGCCAAGGACCAGGAATAATAGCGGCTACTGGAGCTAGTTTTTTAACTACTTTTTTAACTTGTTTAAATTTTTTCTTAAGCCAGCCAAACTCTGGTAATCCTGTAATAGGATTAATAGACATGCCGCCGCCAACGGTATATTCGTCCGGAGATAGGCCTGCAGCCCTCATCTCGGCTTCTATACGCTCTCTTGTTTCTGGGGAGATAATAGGAGGTACGACCATTTCGCCTTGGGCGACGTGAGCCATATATTGGTCTTCATCTCTACCTAATCTTGCTAAACCTTGTCCGCTATTGTCTATTTTATTCATCATACTATTGTAACCTTAATTTTCTTCGCTGTTAATTGATTCTTCNTCAGAATAAAGCCAAAAAACCAACAAATATCTATCGCCTTCCTCAACCGCNAAACCTCGATGTAGGTGAGTATAGCTAGGAAATATTAGACCGTTACCTGTCGGTAAAGGCTCTACGATTCCCCTGTTTAAAAATTCTGTTCCGCCGCCTTTGTAGTCGCCTGTATTTAAGGGTACTACAATACTAACATCTGAACTGGCGTCGTGGTGCCAAGCACCTTGTTTTTTATCCTTTAAATTGTAGTTTGCTATTTGTATATT